TAACTTGTTCTACAGTTTTTAAACCATCAGTTATATTTCTTAATAAAGTTCTATAATTCATCCATGCAAATTTTTCATTTGGATTTAATGGTACATCAGTTAACATTGTCCAATCAGAATCAGTAAGAGCTTTATTTCTTTTTGCTCTTAATTCATCTAATGCCATTTCAAATTCTACAATAGGAAGTATTCCTTCTATTTGTTCTTTAGATATTGGTGTGGTTCCGTTTTCCCAAGTGATTGTATTAATATCATTTCCACTTACACTTACTTGTGCTGTTGGATTTATTTTTAGTATTGCTTCTATAATCATAATTTATCCTGTTATTTCCATAAGTGTTATAGTTCCAGTTACAGCAGTTCCACCACCATCAGGTGAGTTCATATAACAAGTTCCTGTACCACTTACTCTAATATAAACCTGATACGTTGTAGAAGATGTAGTTGATGGTGAGTCTAAATAAGATGTAGATAAATAACTTCCATATCCACCATAATCAGAACAAAATTGACCAGAAGAAGCTAAATTTGTTGCACCTCTATAAACAGTAGAAAACATATTGTTAGCTCCAACATTTCCTCTTAAATTAGTATTTACTAAAACTAAAATTTTATTAGATGAGGAAGAAGGAGTAATTGAAGCTGATAAAGTATTTGAAGCAGTTACAAAAGATGTTGATGAAGTTCCTCTTACAGTAGAATCATTAGCAGAAACAACTTGCAAAACCTTACCACCTACACCAGCAGGTAATGCTGTTACACTTGAGATTGATTGATTGTTAAGTTTAATAATTGCCATAATAATTCCTATTCTATAATTTTGTATGCTCCAAATACTGAATAATCTAAATAAATTGTTGGACTTCCTGTTGAACCTGCTAAAGCATATACTTCAACATAATCAGTTGAACCATTTAATGTTACGATAGCAGTTGTATGTGGTGTAGAAAATGCCTGTTCATTTGCTCTTAAATCAAAATGTGCTGACTTATAATCAGAACCATTTTTATAAATTCTAGTATAGGCATATTGCAAAGTTGTATTACCGCCACCAAAAATTCCTAATTGCGTATATATAAAATATTTACCAGCAGTAGTTGGTGTAAAACGATAGTTAGTAGTGTTGTCATAACAACTGTCTGTGTCAAAATTTTTAGTATTAAAATTTATTTTAGTATTACTTCCATTGCTAATACTTTGATTTCCACTCATTATAGCTTCAAAAGCTGGAGTATTAACACCACCAGCACTAGCAAAAGTATTATCTCCTCTTAAAAAAGTCGTAGCATCTTTAGTTCCTGTTGCTGTTAGCTTAGCAAGTGAAACTGAAGCATCATTTAATTTTGCTGTAGTAACAGAACTGTCAGCTAGTTTAGCAGTAGTAACTGTGCCATCTGCTGGAGCAGTAATTAAACCAACTCCATAATGTAAAATAAAATTGCAAGTAGAAGAAGCTGAAACTGCTGTTCCAAAATTTATCGTTGAACCAGATACAGTAAAGTTACCAGCTTGAACAACACCATCAATGCTAACTAATAATGTATTCGCACTAGATGGAGTAAAATTACTTCCACCTTTTTGTAAGGTGTAAGATGAACTACCATCAAAGGTAATATTATCTAGTACCTCTACATTACTAATCTTATCTATATCTCGTCCTATATATGCCATTTACTTCCTATTATTTTTTTGGATATTTATCTTTTATAGCTTGTTGTTTCGCTACAAAAGCATCAACACCATTTTCCATAATGTATGCTAGTTGGTCAGCAGAAGAACCATATTCAGCTACTCTTTTTGCAATTTGACCAGCATTGTATTCTGCGTCATTTGCACTAGCTTCATATGCGTTCAGTTGCTCATCAGAAGGTTTAGCAATCGCCAAATTCCATTCTTTAATGTAAGCACCTTGACCATCATCTTGCAACATTACATCTTTTAAAAAATCCACATTAGCAACACCTTGTGCTTTTGCGTATTCTTTAATTTTTGTACTTAGTTGTGCCATAGTTTGTTCCTTGTTGTTGTTAAGTTGTTATTTTATTAGCATTGCTCCAAATCTTCCATTTGAAACATTAACTGTTCCACTTGATACATTTGCATATCCATAAAATTCTATGTAATCAGTAGTTCCATTCATATCTACCGAAACTGTTAAATCATTTGTAGATCTACCAATAGTAAAATTGGCATCATTTTCCCAAGCAGTTTGATAATTACTTCCATTTTTATAAATATGTGTTGCTACTGATTGCGCATTAGCTCCAAGTTCTTTTTGAAGATAACCATATATTAAATATTTTCCAGCAGTTGTTGGTTGAAATTTAGCATTTGCATTATCCCAACAAGAACCATTATCAAATTCTTCATTCCAACTTGTTATTTTTACACTAGTTTGGTCTGCAATAGTTTGAGAGTTTGAAGTTGCTGAAAATCCAATAGTTCCAGCATTTCCACCAGCACCAGTAATCGTACCAGTAAATGCAAAGTCGTCTGCAAGGTTAAGACTTTCTGATTGTATTTTTGTTATTGCCATTAGTTATTTGCTCCGTTATCTATTACTGTGTTTCCTTCAGCAATCCACTCTTGTATTGCTTGGTAATCTTTGTTTGCTGGGTCTAGTGGTACACTAATACTACTTCCATTTTCATAAACCAATTCATAACAAACTATTTCATTATTGATTTGTGGACTTCTGTATGCTTTAACTATTTGTATATTCATATTTTATAACTCCGCATCTGCTTCTAGTAATGTATAAACACCATTATTTTGGTCAGCAGTTGATGCCGCCCAATTAGCGTAACTAGTATTGTACCAATTTCCCCACCTACTAGCGTTAGTAAAAAATACATTACCAGTTGATAATTGTGTTCTTGCCGCATTACTTAAAAGATAAACAAATTTTTCATTTGCGGCAGTTCTTGTTGGATGCCACCAGTTCATACTTGGTGCGGCTCTCATTGGTGGATAAATTAAGTGTGCTGTAACTCCTTGAGTACCTGCACTATCAAATATTATATCTTGATAACGATAATATCTTGCGCATCTGTGAAAATTCACATCATAAGGCAAGAACTCAAAATCAGATGCAGTTGTTCCAGCTTCTAATTGTACTCCTGTAATCCAAAAATCATTAGAGGTACTATCTGCAAGATTGACTTGACCTACGGCTCTGTTAGCAGATACACTTGCACTCCAAGATGTGCTTAAAGTTCCAGATGTATAAGTACTTCCAGCACCTAACCAAAAAGATAGAGCTAAAGAAAGTGCATTATCGTTATCAAATGCACTAGTAGTATCTCCAGCAAAAGTTAAAGTTTTTTTCTCCCAAGTATTAGCAGTATTAATTGTATAAGATTGTGAAATTTGTCTAGTATTATCAACATCAAATAATTCAATTATATAAGTTCCAGTTTTATTTGATTTAACCCAGAATGATAAAGTTAAAGATAAAGTATTAGCAGTTCCTTTTTTTAAATACTGTAAGTTTTGACCTTCAAAATGTTGTCGTATTCTTAATTGGTCGCCACTAGCTAAACTTCCTTGTGCAGTTGTACAATCAAGTTTTAAAGACTTTGCAAAACCTTGACCAGTTGGAACATCTGTGTCTTGCGACATAGTAAATTCAAAAGTTGGTGAACCATCTGCTACAAATACAAATCTATCTACAGTATGATAACCAGTATCTCCATTTCCTAATCCTGTAGCAGAAGTTCCTCTTTGAGCAATACTCATATCCCCATTGATGATGATGTTTCTAAATGCTGATTGATTAGGTATAGCACCGCTATCTAATTTTGCAGAAGTTACAGCACCATTAGCTAATTGACTTGTGCCTACTGAACCAGCAGGTGGATTAACTGTTTGCACAGCTTTACCTAAAAAGATTGCATACATATCATCACTAGCAGATGTAGCAGAAGTTAAAGTTAAACTTGTGCCACTAGCAGTATATGCAGTTGTAGGTTCTTGTCTTACAAAGTTAATAAATAATGCAATTTCATTTGCATTAGTTACAGGATAGTCAAGCACATATGAAGTAGTCGCACTTGTAGTGAAGTCTTGCTTAGCAAAACTTGTGTAACTTAATGCTGGTTGGTTACCAATAAAAGGCATTAATTCTCCTATGTACTAATTGCATCAACTGTGGAAACCCAAACATCTAATGAACTTGCAGTATCAGAAATTACTTTTAGAGCATCTCCTGAT